GAGGTCGCGCCGGAGGGTGGACGCCAGCGCCTTGCAGTCGGCGACGGTGAGATCGTGCCGGACGTCGTTGTGCGTCTTGCTCTGCGCGTAGCTGCCGCCGCCCGAGTCGGAGGTCAGCGTCTGGCCGAGGATCGCCTTGGAGATCTGCTCGTCGCAGTAGCGGGCCAGCCGCTCATAGAGGTCAGAACTGGAGGTCTTCTCCGTGGTGATGAAGTCGATGCTCGTGCCGTCCGGGATGATGCCCGCCGCGTCGGAGCCGATCTGGATGAGGGCTTGCATGAGCGCCGCCTTGTCGCTGTCGCTCGCTCCCGGTGCGTACTTGCCCAGCCGGAGCGGCAGACCGTAGATCTCGGCGAAGCTGGCCCAGTCCTTCAGGTCGTAGTTCTTGAAGAGATACATCCACGCCACGACGCGGAGGATGCCAGCCCGGGAGGTGTGGCCGCTGCGGGCTTTGTACTTGTGGACGATGAACTTGTTCGCCGGGAGCAGGATGCCCTCCGGCGCGTCCTTCGTCCGCACCTTGAACGAGTCGTCCAGCGTGTCCCAAAAGAAACGCTTCTGATGCCGCGTCTTGATGTCCTGCACCACGACGTGCCCTTCGTCATAGCCCCACAGGATCTCGGAGACGGCGAAGCCCTTGCCGATCGCGTCGAGCAGGTCGTTCTCCACGTCCTCGAAGCTCTCGATGCCGTTGAGCTGCTCTTCGATGAAGTCGGCGATCTCCTTGTCCAGCGGTTCGTCGCCGAATGGGATCACCTCGAAGTCAAGGCCCGTGACGGCATTCTTGCGCGTCTGGAGCTGACTGAACAGATGCGGGTCTTTCTCCTCCATCTCCTCAAAGAGCTCCATCTGCCGAAGCACGTCGCCCGCGTCGGCCTCGCGGAAGATCTCCGCCAGCTTGACAGGCGTCAGGCCGTTGCTGGGGTACTCGCTGTACTTGTCGGAGACCTGCGCTACGGCGACCTCCCGCGTGTCCGGGCGTCTGAGCCGGGTGACAAACTGCTTGAGTCGGTTCATTCCCGCACCTCCTCGATGCGCCGCTGGGCGGTGGAGAAGTATTCGTCATCCAGCTCGATGCCGATGAAGCGCCGTCCCGTCTTCTTCGCCGCGACCAGCGTGGAGCCGCTCCCGGCAAAGGGGTCGAGGATGAGGTCGCCCGGTTTTGTGACCGAGGAGATGAGGTTTGCCAACAGGCCCACGGGCTTCTCGGTGGGATGCACCATCTTGGAGCTGTTGATCTTCGGGAAGGTGACAAGGTCTTTCGGACGGCTGCCGGGGAAGCTGTACTTGCCCTTGACCGCGAAGACGATGTTCTCATGCGACGGGGCAAACGCCGCCTTGGTGTCGCCCATGCCGTGGTAGACCTTATCCCAAATGACCTCGCTCTTGACGTTGAAGCCCGCGATCTTCATCGCGTCGATGAAGGTCTGCTCCACGTCCCAGCGGGTAAAGCAGATCAGGCCGCCGTGCCCGGACTCGCCGGACTTGAGCACGCGGAAGGCGTCGTAGAGGAACCAAATGAAGGGGCTCTTGTCGTTCTTGATGGACGCGCCCGTCTGAGAGACGTAGTTGATGCCGTAGGGCGGGTCTGTGATGATCGCGTCGACGCTCTCCGGCTCCATCTGACGGAGCACGGTGAGGCTGTCGCCGTGGATGATCGTGTTCTCTTGGATGATCATGTGCCTCACCTCCTTAGTAGGCTCCGCGCCGGAAGTCGAGGGCGCGGGCGATGACGCTTCTGTAGTCGACCCTGCGCCCGGTCTTGACGTCCAGCGCCAGCTTGACCGCCATCTGAAGGCCGTCCGGCGCGTCGTCGTTCTTGCCCATCGGGTACTCGGTCATCTGCTTTAACAGGGTCTTGTGTTTCTTGCTGAATTTGATGTAGCCATTCTTCACGAACGGCTGCAGGGACTGAATGCGGGCGTCCTTGTTCTGCGTGCTGTTGATCTCCTCGATGGGGAGGTACTCGCCGACCGCCGCCGCACGCTGCCGCATGATCTCGGCGAAGTAATACTGGAACTGCACCGTCTCCACGCCGAACTTGTAGTAGGGCCGCTTGTACTCCCGCTGGAGGCGTCGGCTCGCATCGAGGGCGTCCTCGATAATCTGATCCGGCTTGCGCTTGGCGATGTCCGCGATCACGACGTAGAGGTAGCCCGTCTGCGTGTCCTTCGCCAGCGCGATGATGGAGCTGGTGTCCGACTTCTTGTTCTTGCCCAGTGACGGGTCGTTCGCGCCGATAAAGAGGAACTTCGGGTCGGAGAAGTCCGGCTGCACCTTGCCCTCGTCGTCCCAAAAGTCGAACCACTCTTCTTGGAAGGTGCAGTTCTCCGGGTCGATGGGGTCGTTCTGGATCTCGCTGTTGAACGCTGCGGGGCCGATGTTGACCCGCTTGCACATGAGGTCGTAGTAGCTCCACTTCTCCTCCCACAGGACTTCCGTGCCCTCCAGCATCGCCTCGCGGTTCGCGTCAAAGAAGGCATAGGCCGTCTCCTCGTGTGCCGCGTCCGCGATGTTGGTGTAGATCTCCTCCCATGCGTCCCACAGTTCGCTGTGTTCTGCCCAGCAGATGACACCGCGATACTTGAACGCCTTGTACTCAGGGCGGGTGGAGACCCACGCCAGCAGCGAGTCATAGTGGAGCAGCGTGCCGATGTAGACGATGTCGGTGTAGGTGTCGCCGCACTCGCTGACCGCTTTTGCGAACCAGTTCTTCATCTTCTGCCGCTGATCCGGCGTGTTGACGTTCTCGTCGTTCTCCAGATCGTCGCAGACGATGAGGTCGGGACGCCACTGCTTGTGACGTCGGCCACGGATCTTCTTGCCCGAGCCGATTGCCTCGATCTTGACGCCGTTGGCCAGCAGGATGACGGAGGACTTCCAGACCTTGCCCTCCAGCTCGCCGAAGTCTTCCTTCAGGGCGGCGTTCTCCTCCAGCTCCGTCTTGATGTCGGCGAGGAAGCCCTCGGCCTGTTCCGAGCTGTCGGAGAGGATGATGATGTAGTGCTTGTAGCCGTAGACGGCGGCGTGTAGGTCGTCCTTGAAGGTGAAGGTCGTGCTCTTGGCATGACCACGGGGCGCTTCGATCGCGCGACGGCACCCGTCCGCGCGGCTGATCTGCTTGGCGTCCTGCTCTGGGTTCATCCCTTTCAGCACGCCCTCCCGCCATATCCTGTCCAGCTCGCCGTGGAACTTGGGCGACGGGCGGACGAAGTAGTGCGCGAGGTAGGCCCGCCCGAAGTATTCAAGGTCGAAGGCTCCGAGCTTCCGGCGCAGTCCCTTCGGCCCGGTCAGTTCCTTTCCGGCCCTGAAGTCCTCAAGGAGCTGCGCCCGCTGCTCGGGGAAATTGCCGTCCTTCGTGACGTACTGCTCGAACAGCTCCAGCTGATACGCGCGGTTCGCGACCGTTTCCCGGTCTTCTGGCTCCGTGAGCTTTTCGAGGTAGTCGTTCAGGTCAATCTTCGCCATCTGCCAGCACCTTCTCCCTTGCACGCTCCAGCACGTCGTGCAGCTCGCCCGCAAGCTCGGGGTGCTGCTTGATCGCCGCCATGAGCTCCGTCTCCATCTGCTCGAAGGCGAGCTCGGCTTTCTTCTTCATGTCCTGCCGCACGCGCTTTTCGTAGGTGGCGTTCCGGGCGAGGCTCGCGATGAGCCGCCCCGCTTTGTCCAGCGGCATTTCCTGAAAGTCGTCCTCGGCGGTACTGACCCGCTGCATGAGCCCGTCCATGAGCACCATCGACGCCGCCTTCGTGTAGTCGAGATCGGGGTGGGCCTCCACCGCCTGTGCGATCGCCTGAGTGCGCTGGATGGTCTGCGCCACGCGCTGCGCCGCCTGTGTGGTGCGGATCGCATAGCGCCCGATCGCCGACTTGCTGATCTCGTAGCCTTCGGCTTTGAGCCATGCCGCCAGCTCTTCATAGGTGTTGGAGGTGTCCGCGAGCCGGACGTCGAGCTGCCCCTTAATATCGTCCGGGAGCTTGTCGATCGTCGAGCTGACCCGCGTCCTCCGCCGCTCTGCCTTAGACATCGATGCCCGGGTCGTTGATCGTGCCCTCGACGAGATCGACGCCCTTGCGGGTGAGCTTGATGACGGAGTCCTTGCGGTAGGCGTTGTAGGCGTTTACCGAGCGGTCGGTGAACGTCACATAGCCCGCCTCCTGCAGATACTCGATCGGCTTGGAAATGTCCGGCGAGTAGATCAGGCCGTCAGCGACGAGGGCGTTGGTGATCTGACGGACGAGCAAGGCGTTCTGACTGCCTTTTGCGAGGGCTCGGACGATGTAGCCCCGGATCGCTTTATTCTTGCTGACCTCCTGCTCGGTCAGCTCGTCAAGGATTGCCATGAGGTCACTCCTCCTTTCCTTTGGCTTTGCCTCCGTAGAGGATTTGGTCGAGCTTGTCCTCGACCCTGTTCATGACCCGAATGTAGTCCTCCCGCGTCACGTAGATCAGGGGGAGGTCTGCTTTCAGGTCGTTGAGGTTCTTGTCCAGCGTCTTGATGTCCTCGGCGTTCCGCTTGTCCGCCTCTTCAAGACTGGCGAGCGTCTTCTTCATAAAGAAGGTGAGCGCCCCGACGACGATGGTACACAGCAGCGACGCCGCCGCGCCGATGAGGGCGGTGATCTGAGAGACGTCCATGTGCCGCCCTCCTTACCGTTCCGCTTCGCCTTCGATGAGTGCACTCTCCGGGAGGGTGATGTACGGCTCGTTCTGCTTGATCTCCAGCACAGCGGACTCGATGCACTTCGTCAGATACTCGTCGAAGCTGCCGAGGTTCTTCGTGATGACCCGCTGCGCCTCCGGCGCGATCGACGCCTTGACCTCGTCAAAGACTTGTTTGCCAAGCGCGACCAGCTCCTCGCGGTTTGCCTTGCCGCCCTTGACCGCCTCGCGCAGCGCCTTCGCCGTGGTCTGCTCCATCGCACCCACCGACAGCGTGGCGAGGTTCGCAACGTCCTCCAAGGCGTCGTCCAGCACCTTACGGGTTGATGCGTCCTCGATCTGCGCGGTCTGCGCCTTCAGCTTGGATGCGCCGAGCCGGATGTAGTAGACCGCATAGGCCCCGGCGAGGGCCAGCACGGCGAGCGCAACGTTGACCAGCAGCTCAGTCGCCGCGCTCTGGATGATCTCCATGCTCATGTTTGGTGTCCTCCTTTGGATATAAAAATAAGACTATGAGCTATGCTCATAGTCTTATTTTACCGTCCCTTTCAGGAACCTTATATATGTACTACTTCTTAGAAATGTTGTCTTAGAACGCAGTGTTTTCCGGCTCGTCGCCGTAGTCGAGAAGGCTCATCTGTCCCTCCAGTTTTCCCTCGCCGCAGAGCTGCCGCACCCACCGCTCCGTCACGCCGTACTTGCGGGCGAGCTCGGGGTGGTTGTAGCCGTTGAACTCCGCTTTGATGTGAGCGTCGCGGACAGGGCGAAGGACACTCTCCGGCTTCTGGAGGTAGATGGTCGAGCCGCCGACGACCGAGCACAGCTTGTAGTAGTTCTCGACGCCGATCGTCTCCGCGATGATGCGGTTGTCGCCGTCAGGAACCATGTCGATCGTCAGCTCCTTTACGAGGTCTTCCATGTCCCGCCCTCCGTGTCCTTACTCGCTTGCTTTCGTGAAGAGCTTCCCCAAGATGCCGAACAGCTCGCCGACCGTCACCTGCTCGCCGAACTTCTGCCGCCAGAACTCGGGGGAGTTGATGACGCCAGCCTCCGTGAGCGTTTCAAGCCCCTCCAACTGATACGCCGGGAACTCCGGCTCCTGCTCCTCCGGCTCGCTCGGCGCGGACGGCTGGGGCACCTCGAACGCCATGATCTGCCCCAGCAAGGCGACGATCTTGCCGCCGTAGCCCTTGCCCGGTACGGCCCAGCCCTTGCCGTTGGGGTTGTCGCTTGCGCCCAGCCATTCCGCATACTGCGCCGAGCCCCGTGTCACGAGGGAGAAGCGCGGGTCGACGCACCCGTTCACGAGCGCCTCCTCGGAGGCGTATGCCTTCAGGTGCTGGATCTGCGCCCGGACGCCCGTGCGCGGGTCGGGGAAGGTCGCCGCCTGTCCTTTGGCGTTGCCGTTCAGCGCCCCGATGCCTGCGTAGTTGTTCTGCGTAGGGAGCACGATGCCGCCGTACTTGAAAAAGCCCGTCTCGTGGAGGCTCTGCGCAAAGGCGACGTCGCCGCGCACGCCCTCGGCCTCGCCCTCTTCGAGGAAGAACTGCGCCAGCTGCTCCAGCGAGCACGCCGGGAGCTGCGGCTCCGCGTTCTTGGATCGGGCGAACAGCGCCATCTGCTGTGCGCTCGCCTTGGCCTTGCCCATGATCTCCGTCTTGCCCGCCTCCGTGGTGGCTGCGCCGCCGTTCAGCTCCGCGAGCTTCGCGGCGACCTTCTCCTTGAACTGCGCCCAATGGGGCAGGATGTACAGCGGGCAGTTCTTCCTCGCGCCCTGCACGATGGAGTCCGGGTGGCCCATCCAGTGGTTGTGCGTGTACAGCTCGTTCACGCTCAAGCCGTGCTTCTTCAGCAGCAGTGCCGCCAGCAGCACACCGTTCTCCTCTGCCTTGAGGTCTTCCTTGCTGCCCGAGCCGTCCATGATGATCTCGATGGAGAGCGTCGTCTCGTTGCCGCCCGTGGCTTTCCGTCCATCGCCAGCGTGCCAGCCCACCTCGTCCTCTCTCAGGTTCTGCCATGCGTTGATGTCGTCGACGTAGTAGTGGACGCGGGCGTCGTTCATGTTGGCGTTGGGCCACGTCGCGCGGGTGTACTGCTCGGCGTCCTCCTCCACATTCTTCAGGTCGTTGGTGTTGTGGATGGTCACGCCCTTGACCTTGCCCGTGCCGCCCGAGAGCAGACGGTCAGCCTTGTACTGTGCGCCCTTCTTGTATGCGCCGGAGTCCTTGGGCCAGACCGCGCCCCACGGGATGATCTTCTCGTTGATGACGAGGCCGTGCTCCGTCCTCGTCGCGTCTGGTGTCAGTTTTGCCATGATGTGAATCCTCCTATAAATTCATGACCGGGTTGTAGACCTTCTCGACATACTCCCCGATGCTGTA